AGCCGTGAACTTGGCGAAATTCCCAGTCAGAGCGTTAATCTCAAGACCGTACTTCTTTGCCATGTCAACCAGAAAGCGCTGGTTGTCCGCATACTGGGACATGCTCCCCGAAACGTTCTTTAATGCGGTAGATACCCGGTTAGTCTCACGGGCCACATCCACGAACCGAGAGACCAGATTGCTCAACCCTATACCACCGGCACCAAGCGCGGCAGCAAAGGTGACAACCTGCATCTGCATGGCCTTGAAACCGGCTTTCACCTGATTGGTTCCCTTCTTGAAGTTCTCGGTGAGAAGGTTTATCGCAATACTGAAACTTAATTTTCCTGCCATAATTTCTTTCCTTTCTTTAAAAATTCCTCAAATCTTTCCACTTCTGCATCATTTATCTCGGTTTCCTCCTTGGGTTTCTGTTCCCATGGGAAAATGATAAGGTCCTTGGCCCCGTTCTCCATAGCCTTCGCGTCTATGTGCGGAAGTATTGTAAGATAAGTCCACAGCCGTGCATTCTCCATCTCGTCCTTTCTCTTGTTCTCATAGGCTTCTATATAAAGCGGCAGGTCCTGCAATTCCATCTCATTCAAGGCATAATGGGCATCAAGGCCGGACATGATGAGTGTAGCAACTATGTTTCCTATGGTTTCCGGTCTGTCATCATTGACTCCTCCACTTCCGGCATTCGTACTGTGCCTAAACTGGGCCATGACAGATATAATCCTTCCCAAAGAGACAGACATTCCCTCCATAACCTTATCGTTTGCCAATACCGATTTAAAGACCTCATACTTATACGGTACCTCGAAACTGTCAATAGACATCGCATACAACAAGGCCTCCATATCCTCCCGGTCTGAATAGTCCATCAGTGAAAAGGACTTCCCGCGCATCTGTTCCCAACGAATGATAGCCTTTACCGTCAAACGGGTAAGCCCAATCTTTTTAATGGCTTTCTTTTCAATCGGCATGTTCTCTCTATCATCTTCCTTTTCTTTGCAAATTTCAGCAAGTATGAAGCCAACAAGAAGCATTATAGTTCCAAATAGAATTATTACCATAACTATAGCGGTAAAACGTTGGGGTATTTCTGGTAATACAACTTGGTCAATGCGGATTTAAGACTGTTGTAGTCCTTGATAAAGCCTAAATCTATCCACTGGGCTATCTGCAACTCCAGCTCATACAATTCGCGTATCTTGGATTCATCACCAATCTTATTACGCATTTCCGATTCATGCTTCCCATAGACTATAATATTAAGAGATTTAGCCAAATCCTTGACTTTTTGTTTGAATAAGCCATCTGGCAAAATGGAACTGACAGCCTTACACATAGATGGATATGCATCACCGGCAAGATTGCGGAATTTTATCATTTCATCATATACAAATTTGAGAACATCATATTTAAATGAAGGATTTATCCACATTGCAAAATCAATAAAAAGCAATGGATGCATCCATGTACCTGCATTATCACCCTTATTTGCCTTTGATTTATGATACGGGTAATTACCCCTATCATAATTTTCCCTTTCCATTATAGTGTAAATGAACTCTTTAGTAGAAGACAAACCGAAGTAGTCATTAACTTCTTTCTTCATGCCTTTTAATTGATTCCACTGCTTCAATAATTCTGTAGCATTGAAAAATGCGTCTTTTGTCCGTTGAGTTACCTTAAACTCACCCATCGGGCGTATCATTATCTGATTTGTTTTCATTGTATTATTTATCGTTATTACAAAAGGCGGCCATCATAGGACCGCCTTTCATTTTACAAGCAAGTTAGATAGTGCCACACAGCAGACGAAAGACTTCCTCTTTATCCTCCCGTTGTCCCTTCCACCTGCTCCAGCGCACCAATACCTTTGAAAGACACACTGAGCTTGGCTATCTGACCGGCTTCCGAAGTCAAGGACTGGGAGGTTATCATGATACGGCCAGTATAATTCTTCTTGGTCTTGTCAGGAGTGAACGTACCGCCATTGTTGTCCTGGTCAGCAACCGCAGCCTCCCCGAAAAAGAAGTCCAATACCTTACCGTCAATCTGGGCTTTCAGAAGAGTGTCGTAACTCAATGCACCCTCCTTACGGGTAATAAGCGCTTCGCTTGATACCGTATAACTCTTCTTCCCGGGCAATGAACCTGCCCATCCTCCCATCATCTTGTTGGAAATATCCACCTCTTCCGTTGTGATTTCCAATGTTGCCGTCGTGGCAAAAGCCAACGGTTCGTCAGATTCGGAACCGTCAGGCTTCGCGAACACGAATAACTCACCTCTGTAGATGTCCTTACTTGAATCTAATTTTACTGCCATAATTATCGCTGTTTAATTGAAAATTGTAATACCTGAATAAATTTCTTATCAATGAAGTCTTCCGTGGAGTCTTCAAGCTGTATACGCATATCCGGGCCCTTGAAGTCACCGGACAAAGTGTCATAAATCAAAGAGGCGAGACTGTTGCTTCTTACATAGGATTCGCTGACGGCAGTCAGATAAAGAACGGATACCTGGGTGGCTACACCCATCTTCGTATATTCCTGCTTCAACTCGTCACGCTGATATACAATAAAATCGCCAACCGTATCCTCCGGTGCCATTATCGGAAAAACCCTTTCCCCGACAAATCCTTTTATCTCCTCGTTCTGAAGGAGGAGAGACCGGATTTCAGCGGTTATCTTGAACATGTTCATTTTCTTTCAATTATTCGTTGTACGGCTGTTTCTATTCCCTTATATAGAGCCTGCATCGCTTTCCCCTTCTCGGTCTGCTCTGCGTCTGACCAAAAGCTGTTAGCCGGCATAACTCCGCGATATATTCCCTTACGCATCTTCTTTTTTCCGGTAGTATAACGTCTCTTGGTGCCCATATCCACCAAATGGGCATGATTTCCTCCGGGGCGGTCAAACCCAGCCAATCCCCCGAGCTTTCTTCGCTTAATTCTCGTCGTAAAAGAATTCATCAAATGCCCGGTATGCCTTCCGTGAAAAAGAAGCCTACTGCGCAAGTTGTTTTTCCCCCTTGCGCGAAAAACATTCATCGCAGAACGAAGCCCACTTTTTACGGCCTTGTCCTTCTCGAAGTCTTCAAGCCCATTAATAAGGTACTGTATATTCTCCCGGTCTATAATCGAAACATCAATCATACATCCACCTTCCTCATCGTTATTGTCAACTCATTGCCGTTAGGTTCAAGCATCTTTATCTCCCAGGTACATCCGGCATACTCCACACGGCATCCGTACTTGATTTGAGGATACTTGCGCGTCTGCATGACAATCGTCTGGTTCACGAACTGCTCATAAGCGGTATCTTCCTTTGAAAACAGTGTCTGCTTCTTGCGTGAAGCCCGGCAACGGAACACTTCCCTATAGGACTTTTCCACAGAACCCATCTCGGAGACTGTCTCCACCGGTTCCTTGAACACAAGCGTATATTTCAGTAGTCCAGCCCTCATCCCGCATAGTTCCGATAAAGCGCCACAAGGTGCGAATAAGACAACGGCACTTCCGATGTCTGGGCGAAAGCCACCGGCTCGCGGTTGGCATAGAACTGCCCCACCATCAGAAGGATACACTGACGGAGAGGCGCGGGAATGTCCTTCCCGCCTTCCTCCACCAATGTATCCAGCTCCACGCAAATATCCTTCGACACAACTACCTCAGCCGCCTCGATGAGACCGGATATATACTCGTCATCATCCGTGAACTCCTGCTCTACATTGAGATGACGCTTGGCCAGTTGCAAATCGACGTATGCCATATTACTTCATGGATGCTATGCAGAACGACTCCTTACGGATAAAGCCCATATTCCAATATGAATTGGTAATAAGTCTCACTGTACCCTTCAATGCCTGGGTATACGGGTCAACCAACAACTCTATACCGCCCCATTGACCGATAAAGTAATCTGCCCAGTTACCGAATACAATACCGTATTCATCCGTGCCTTCTCCGATACCTTTCGGCAGATTATTTGTTCTGAGCGCACGGTATCCGTTCAACTGACCGTCCCCGTTGCCGGTAAAGATGAAACCGCCCGCACCGGAAGCATCCTTTACCTTTGTCTTGGCCTTTCCGACAAGTGCCGGGTGCAGGATATAAGACAAGTTTCCGAACAAGGCATTCTGCACGTCGGCATTGGTCTCCATTGCTACAATCTGTGCCCAGGTCATGTCTCCCTTAATGGTAGAGTCAAGTGTGCCAAACATTCCGTCCGGCGTATTAGCCACGCTGGTTTCCTTGCTGAATGCTGTCTGTTCAATCTTCTGGGCGATGGCTACAGCTATAGCCTGGCGTATATACGCCTCAACGGAAGCATTCTCCTGAACAAGCAACTGCTTGGAGATGTCCACATAAGCGGTCAGACGCAAAGGCTTGAACAAGTCTCCCTTGCTGAACGCACCGGCTCCATCCTTGGCGCTGGCGTTCTCAGCCTCCCAGAACACGTTGGCACCAGAAAATTCCGGCCAATAGATATTCCCCTGCAACCCGGTCATGAAACGGGCACCAGCACGGGACAGCACAAGAGCAGACTGTAAAGGCAGAAGCATCTCCTGCTGTTCCTCGTCAATGATAACTCCCGTTGCCGCTTCGGTGGCAGCAGTAAATGCCGCACGCCTCTCTACGTTTACGGGAACCACTATACCGCGTCTGTCTGCCATCTGAGCACCTGACGTATTGTGGTGTGTGGTAGCAGCCTCTATAACCTCTGCCTCAACATCGTTCTGCGGGTTTCCGTCAACCATGTTGGATATTGCACGACGCAATGAGAATCTGCCTCCCTGCGGCTGATGGGAACGGCCTTTCTGACGGTTTTCGTCCTCCCTCTCCTCTATCTCAAGGTTAATCTCAGCCATACGGCACTGATTGGCGCCAAGTTGTTCATTCTCTTCAGCATTCAACTGCCGTTTCTCTCCCCTGGCCTTTTCAATGATGGCCTTTGAACGAGCAGAAATCTGGTTCTTCTCGTCCTTCAATTCTGTAATACTCTTTTCTTTCGACATAACTTTTAGATGTTTAATAATTTTTCAATATTGGAATAGTATTCATCCAAGTTCAGACTTTCCCTCGCCTCGATTTCCTTCTCTGCCTGCTCCTTTCCGCGCAAGCATACGGATGTCTTGCTATAGGCAGCGTTATACACCGGGGAAACGTCATAAAGATTGCCAATCTTGCTGATGGTACGTTTCCAAGTGCCATCCGACCTTTTTTCCCAAGCATCCTTCTCCACATCAAAGCAGAAGGAACTCTGGTCTATCTCCCCACGACGCAAATTCTCGAGCAGCTCGTCACCCAAGGCTGTTTTCGGTGCCTCAAAACTGTATCTCAGACCTTTCTCGTCAACAGTCAGGGATAAAGAACCCTTGCCATACTTGCTGCGGGCCAATATACCGCGCTCCTGACCATGATTCAGGACGGCAAAAACATCGCTTTTTGCAATTACTCCGTCTGCCGCGCCCGGTTCGATGGTCTCCTGAAAGGATAGACCGTCAGAGGGCACGTTGAAGAGGAAGGCATATCCTTCGACGGTCCTTGTCTCATCCCCCTCTCCGGCTATCTTGAACTGAGAGGAGACGTTTCTGATTTCTTTTTCTTTTTCCATAAATCACGCTTTTACTCAGTAACCAAAAAATTGTCTGTCAAAACGGGGTTTTCTTCGTCCTTTCCAATATTTTTTTTGCTGGTCGGGCTGATTTTATTCGACAAAGCGGTGTCAAGGGTCTGCACATTGACCGGAACGAAGGCCTCATCGCCATTCTCCTTCCTTGGAAGATTGCTTTCCCGACGTATCTCATTGGGGGTCGCGCCTCCGATATAGAACATGTCTTTCCAATAGGCCGCCTGAGCCGCCTTATCCGTCCTAAGTATGGCAGAAGTGTCAAACTCGGCCATTATGCGACCACGCTCGGAAGGCAGGAACACCTTCCGGTTGATTTCCTGCTCTATCTTGGTGATTACAGCCAAAGCTGTATCGGTCAGATACTGCAATTGGGTAGCCTCAACAGTTGAATAGCTCGACTTGGACAAGTCGAACGCCTTGACCGGGGACACTGAGAAGAACCGGCATATGTCCGTCACATTGAACAGCCTGCTTTCAAGAAGCTGGCTGTCCTTGGGGGAAATCGTGATGGGCTGATACTTCATGTTACCCTCCAGAACCGCTATGCCGTTCGGATGGTTCTCCATCCGGTCATACCACACCTGGTATATCTCGTCCCGCTGTTCCTTGTTCAGCCTTTTCCCATCTACGGACAAAATGCCCGAGACAGCTCCCCCGGACTCAAAGAAACCGGCGGCATGCTCTTCGCTGCTGGTGGCTATGTTAAGGGTCTGCCTTGCATGGGTAAGGGTGGAGACACCTATTATGCCATCATAAGAGAAGTTCAGCACATGAATCATGTCTTTCGGCTCGACAAGCTCCTTGAATCCGGTCACCTGATAGCGCTTGCGCATGATACCCCTTTTGTCGGTAATCCACTGGACAGACACCTGCGACGTCGGAATGTAAATCAACTGCTGCACATTCAGCTTACTGTCCCTCTCTATATAGGCATACCCGTTTCCGGTAAGAAGGACCGACACCATGAGCGTCTTGAAGAAAACAAACCTCGTCATATCCTCATTTGGCTCCAAATCCAACAGCACGTATGCCGGATGGCTCTTATGCTCCTTCTTGAATCCGTCCCCGTCAAGCAGATATGTCTTCAACGGGAGGACCGCCACACTGTCCGATATGAGGTCCACACAACGATATACAGTAGAAAGGAGCATCGGCTTGCTCCGGCTGTACAATACCGGATGGGGACCCGAATAATTCCAGGCAGGAACACGTGATATTTCCTGCTTGGAAGCCTTTCTTATTTCCCAATTTGTAAAAGGAATCTTTACTTTCATACATACACTTTTCCACTAACCAAAAAAGTGTCTGTCAAAAATCGAAATTCTAATAGAATTCTCCGTAATGAGGAGAAACAAGATATACCCCCAATGCTTCCAGCATAGCTATCACTCCGTCTATCTTCTTTTCTTCAAACTGTTTAGACGGCTTGGCATTCCCGTTACGGTCACGGGCCATGCGCACATTACGGAAGCAGTGACGGTTTATCACGTTATTGTCTATTACCGCCTTTCCGGACAAAATCAGACGCTCCATCTCCTTGGTCGGACGGTTGAAATTCCCGAGTACCTGGCTGAACGGCTCCATAGGCAACCCCTTCTCCTCGGCATTGATGGTGAACTGTGTGGCGTTCCATGTATCGTACGCTATCTTCTGGATATACACTTTGTCCCTTATGTCCATTATGTCGTTGAGGATATAATCGTAATCAGTTACATTGCCTGGGGTTATCGTAATCAGTCCCTGCCGACGCCATTCACCATACAACTCCTTGAACCGGCGCTCCTGCAATGCCATTTCCGGCAGATAATACTTTGCCTTGAAGTAATATTTGTCCTCCGTGGGAAACATGAAGGCGGCACAAGTCAAATCACTCGTGCTTGAAAGGTCGATTCCCATATAACAATCCATGCCCTCGAAATCATCCAACCGGATTTTCTTGGAAGAATTCAGGATATAATGCTCCGGTATCCATACCGTTTCCGCATCGCACCACATATTCAAGGTCTTGGTCTTGACGTTCACCTCATCCGACGGGGTGTTTATCGCCTTGCGGATTTCCTTGCGGATATAAGACGGCTTGACGGTTACCTCAATGTTCGGATTGGACTTTACCCACACCTTTTCATCCTTCCAATCATCCTGCTCGTCCAGGGAGTATATGGCGACAAAAAAGGAGTCATCCTCTTTCAGCCCCTTCAAAATCTCCGTACCGGTAGTTCTCAACTCATAACAAGGACCGAGCTTGTCAAAGCCCGCAGTGGTAATGATGACTTCCAAGGGGTTGTCTCGGGTTCCCTGACCCGATTCCAATACAGCCTTCAGACTGTTGTTCTTTGCCGCATGATACTCATCCAGCACGAACGTGGACGGGTTTGGACCGTCAAGCTTGGTTGAATCAGCGGCGAGCACTTTGAGCCATGATGATGTTTTCTCGAATGTGATAGTATCCCGGAACACTTGAAGGTAACGGTTCTTCGGGTCAAATTTCTTGGCGAAGTTCGAACACAGAGGCCACGCGGATATTTTCACTTGCTCCTTTGAGTTTGCTGCAAAATACACCTCCGCACCAGCCTCATCGTCATTTATCAAAGCATTCAAGCCTATGCCTGCCGCAAGCGCAGTCTTCCCGTTTTTACGCGCCACCTCTATATATACAGTCTGGGTCAGACGGGAACCGTCCTCCCTTACATAGAAACCGTATATGCTGGCTACAATCCACTCCTGCCACGGCTCCAAAGTAAAAGGCTTGTCGGCGTGCCTTCCCTTGAAGTGCTTCAAATAAGGAAAGAAATTTATCACGTCATCCACCTTGTCTTCCCGGAATTCATACCTATCATCCTCCATAAGAGAAAAAAAACGCTCGCAGGCAGAACGTATGAATTCACCCGCCACAATCTTTCCCTCAATAACCTCCTGCGCATATCTGTAATATTGCTTATTCATTCTGAGTCGCCTTTTTCCTAAAATACTCATCAGCCGGGCTGTCCTCCTCCCTGGAAGCCGTTTTACCTTTGATAAGCGACTTACTCTTGGCTGTCAGTCCGTACTCCTTGGCAAGCTCAAGATACTGGCTCCAGTTCTCCTTCAGCAGATTGGCCTCCGGGCGCTTGACCATTTCCCCCTTGATGTTCTTCATGGTCAACCCCTTTTCCGACACTACTCTCACACAGTCAATATAGGCGTTGTATGCCGTAGCCATCCGATGCAGTTGGGGAATATCGGAAGCCTCAAGCTCCCTCTCCTCCTCAATCTGACGGACTATATCCGATATGGTCTTACGGGCCTCCTTATACGTCACCGTCTTCGGAAGCCGGAAACTTATTTTTCTTTTCTCCATTGCGCGGGCTTTTTCTACGAACCAGAATTTTGTCTGTCAAAGCATTATTTTAACACATCACAACACTTTGGCTTTTTTCAAAAGAATGCCGTTTGTGTCGAGAAGGGTCGGGTGAGGTTAGGAAGGTGAAAACCGTAAAAATATACCCCCATATCCCCCTTCCTCCATACACGGCAGAACATCGTGCCATGCTATCCATCCACCTCATAAAGTCTGCATCCGGTCTTTTCTTTCACTCGTAGCAGAAAACTTGCAGACTCATCGCTATCAACGACAAGCTTCACGGCAGAAAGCCCTTCTGTCTTCGGTTTCTGAAACAAAAGCGAACACGGCTGATTGAAATATACCCAGTAAAACATCAAATCAGCCAGATATATATTATCAATCTGTACAATATATCTAATCGGTGGACGGCTCATCTCATTATTATTTAGCTATTTTTGTTATGCAATTCTTGATGGTGCACCTTACACAGACTCATCAGATTGTCGTAGTCATATGCCAAGAACATACGCTGTTCAGGGTTGTCAGTGCTCATGAATGAAACCACATGATGGATGTCCTCAGCAGGAACAACCTTACCTTCCTGAAGACACATCTCACAGAGTGGGTCGTTCGCGAACTTCCATGCCCGTAGCCTCTTCCATCTCTCCGAGTTATATACGGCCCTTCTTTCCGCATTGTAATGGTTACCCTTCTGGACCGTCCTTCTCTTGCCTTTGTTTATAGTCGGCATACTCTACCTCCCTCCTTGCCTTATCATCGTTTATTCTTTGGAATTTAATCATATTGAACCTATAAATAAAATGCTCCACAATCTGGTCATCCGACTGTAATGTAGCGGAGGCACTATCCTGAATGACATACAATACCGTGTCTTGAAATATATCCTCGAATCCCTCTCCTCCATATATTCCGTGGACACCCACAGCACACAATCTTTTCAAACGGTCGTAATTACGTGCCACCGCTGCCACTACAGCCTTATTGACCTTTCCTTTCTTTATCTTCCGCATTTTTCTTTTTCCAGTTCCCGTCCTCGTCTATCAAATCGTCAATGCAACGCTTCAACATGCTCCTTGCAATGACCGATATGCTGACTCCGGTCATTCTTGACAACTCAGACATCAGCATGTGGGTCCTATCGTCAATACGAGCAAACAATTTTTTATTTTTAGCCATTCCTGAACGAAGTTATATCAAGCTGTATTTAACTGATTCGTTTTTCATGAATAATTCGGCTTTTGTTCCGAATTCTGGCTATGCCTGCTAAATCTTTCCTGCCAGCATTCATGAGGAACACGTTGCATGAAGGTATGGCGCATACCCAAATCCTCCCATTCTTCGCAATACTTTTCCAATATAACCGACATCTCGTCAAGCATACGGACATAGGCTTTATTGGCTTCAAGGCCACGCTCTATAATCGGGATTGCCTTCTTCCATTCTTCATCCGTAAGCAGATTGAGGGACAAGGAAACACGGACAGCGGCTATAATTTCATCTGTAGTCAAAAAGTCGTTACCGTCCTTGACGAAATGATTTATTACTTCGTAGTCAAAGTATTTTTTCAGCCTGCTCTTGAATGCCGCAATGTTATGCTCTCTGAAGCCAGAACTGTATGTTGTATAGATAAGCCTTCGTTCGTAATATTCTGTTTCCGGGTAGTCTTCAAGTCTTTTCCCTAATAATATTATCTCCATTGTATTTACCATTCCGTCTTTAACTAATATCTCTTCATCATTCACACCCAATGCAAGACAATACTCCTGCGGATTAACTTTTGCCAATTCACGGTGCTTCTTCTCCCGATTTACACCAGCATAAAGAATCCCGGTATATTCCAAAGTAATAGAGCCGTGCATGTCTTTCAAATCTGATGGCTTTAATATTTTCCCTCTTTCCATTATTCAATCTCCTTCCTTTCCAACATATCCATTTTCAATACACCAACACAACATATCGTAGGC